CAAGCAGCGGGTGGCGCGGGTGGCGCGGGTGGCGCAGGCGGCGCGGGTGGTGCTGGTGGTGCTGGTGGTGCTGGTGGAGGGGGGCGTCACGCTGGTGATCGCGGCGACCGACTGAACGCGATAGGCGCGTCGCTCGTCCCCACCGAAGGGTTCATCAGTCGCGCGCTCTCGACGATTCCGGTCGTCGGCGGGTTTCTGAGCGGCGCGGTCAACGCCGTCCAGAACTACACGCAGATCGCGAACGCCTACGCCACAGCGCGCGCGGGAATGATCGGCGGGGTCGGAGGTGCCGCCGGGCTGTACCACTCTGGCCGCAACTACCAGCGCATCGGCATCTCGCGCATGGGCTCGCTGAGTCACATCTCAGAGTTCTCTCGCGCCTCCTCGCTGAGTGGGTCGTCTCTCGCGGAGATGCTCCCGATAGCAACGGGCCTCCAGGGCGGTCTCGGCATCAGCGGCGGCGCGTCCGGCGCGCTCATCGGCGGCGCGGTCACGGGGCGACGGGACACACCGAGCCACGAGACGATGGAGACGCTGCTGGAGGACGCGCTGGCGAGCGCGGTCGAGATCGGAATCACGCGCACGCACCTGGGGGACTACCTTCAACAGATCGGCGGCGAGGTCGGCACGCTGCGTGAGCAGGGATTCAACATCGCGACGGAGTCGCTGACCGGGCTCGCCCGCTTCCTAGCCGGCGCAGGCGAAGGGTTCGTCGGGCAGGCAGGTGTGGCCGCAACGCTCGGTATGGCGAGCGCCACGCGAGGCGCAGGAGACCGCTCGGGCGCCTTCTCCGCGTTCGCGATGCAGGCCGCTGGATTCGGCAACGGTACGAGCGCGTTCGAAGCCGCGCGTCGGCTGGAAGAGGATCCGCTGTCCATCATCCCCGACATGCTGGAACGCATCAACACTTACGGCGGCGGCGACGAGGCGCGCGCGATGGCGATCCGCCGGCTGTTCACCGAAGGCGGGCACACGCTCTCGCGCACGCAAGCGCTCTCCCTCGCGCAGATGGCCCCCGAGACGATGCGCGAGGGGATGGAGGACATTCGTGCCGGGCGCGACTCGGAGGCGTCCGCATCCGTCGCAGCGATGGGGCTGGAGGGCCTGAGCGGTATCGGCGGCGCGTCCGGCGTCGCCGGACTGGAGAACGAACGCCTTGGCATCGGAGGCACGGTGTCGAGCCTTGGGAACGAGATCACGCGCGCGGAGCTAGGGGTAATCCGCGAAGCCGCGACGCTCGGAATGACTGCGTACCGAGCGATCAGCGCGGAGCTTACGGAGTGGGCGACCCTCCTCTCTTCGGAGGGCGAAGGCGGGGGCATCGGCGCCGTCTTGGATCGCGTAATGGCGGGCATCGGCGAGGCCATCGAGCGCGCGATGCCCGAGCTTCCCGAGATTCCGGGCCTGCCCCCCGGCACGGAATGGTCCGACTTTGACGTGGTGGGACCGCGCGAGCGCGCTTACGCGGAACTCATGGAGCAGTTTCGAGAAGCGGCGGCCGACATCTCCGGGGCCTACGAGCGGTTCGGGAATCTGTCTTCGGCTGCCGGCGACGCCATCGCAGCGCCGGGTCGCGCGCTCGGCGCTGTGGCCGGCGCGCTGTTCGGCATCGACACCGGAACCGGAGGAGAGCGATCCGCGCCGCCCCCGCCCCCACCAGCCGTCGCAGACGCCGGGGTCGGGGGCGGCGGGTGACCACCGACGATCCCAGGTTCACGCACACCCGCGTCATCCCGACCTTCTACTCGGAGTCTGGATTCGACGGCGAGGTCGTGAACGGCGCGCACCCGGAGTTCGGCAAGGTCAGCGGCTTCACCTACCAGAAGCAGTTCGGGCAGGCGAGCGCGCGCTGGTCGCTGACCTTCAAGCACGCAGAGATCGATCCGCTGCTCATGTGGCCGGACCCGGAGGACGTGTGGACACGCCTCGACGTGCTGCTCGGATCGAAGCGCTACCCGCTCACGCTCGGGCTCACCGACACGTTGCAGAAGAATCTAACCCGCACCGGAGGCGGCGCGCGCGACGTGACGTACACGCTGACCGGGCGCGACATCGGCAAGACGCTGGAGGGGCTGGAACTCTACATCAACATCTATGAGCAGACCGGCGCGCTGCCGATGATCCCGCTCTACACGGCCGTGCAGGACGACCTCTTCGGTTCGCCTCGCGACATTCTCACGGCGATTCTGAATGCGTGGCTCGGGAACAACGGCGTCGCTGACAAGCAGTGGCGGCTGCCGCCCGGTCTCGGTGGCGGCGAGCAGTTCTTTTTCGATCGGCTGCGCCTCACGTTCGGGCACACGCGCGGTCGCCTCTACGAACCGGGGCTCTACAACCCGGACAACTTCATGGGGCGGAAGCTCTGGGATACGCTCGTCGAGTTCCAGAACCCGCTGCTGAACGAACTGTGGTGCGACTACGTCGCCGCAGAGCGGAACACTGGCCCCGGTCAGCCGGAGCCCGACGTGCTGCCTGCGCCGTCCCTCTTCCTGCGCGAGCGCATGTTCCCGACCTTCGAAGGCGGGCGCCGTCGCTGGGACAGCCTCGCGACGTGGGACGTGACGGCGGCGGACACGCGCGCAGCGAACATCACGAAGGGGAACCCGCAGGAGCGATTCAACTTCTGGATGATCGAAGGACAGGGCCTCGGCGGCGAGGCTTACGAGACCATCGCCTATATCCAAGAGGCGAGCGCGAGGTCGCGAGGCGAGCCTGGGTCCGTGCCGATCTACAACTTGGAATCCATTCGCCAGCACGGAATGCGACGCTGGCAGCAGAGCACGCGCTACCTGCCGTTCGCCGACGAGTCTGAGTGGCTCTTGCAGGCCGCGCCCCTGCTCCAGATCACGCACGACTGGTACGTCACGAGTCACCGGCAACTCTCGGGAACAATCTCGACGACGCGCATGATGCCGTGGATTCGCGTTGGCGACCGGATCAAGCTCTTCGACCGCGCGGGTAACAAGACCATCTTCTACTGCGAGGGCGTCTCGCATCAGTACTCGTACCCCAACGCGGGAGCCTCGACGTTCACCGTCACGCGCGGCGAGGAGGAGGGCACCGACACTCTCTCGGTCTACTACGCGACCGTCGTGAGCGCGCAGACTGAGGAGAACGACCGCGCTCGCATCGAGGAGCGGCGGCGACTGCTAGGGCGACTGCTAGAGGAGGGCACGTTCCTCTTCGGGCCGCCCGACGACGCGACGCACGGCACCCCGCCCGACGTGGTCGAGTCCTCACTCGACGCCGAGACCGAGACGCTCGACACCTTGGACGCGACGGACCCCGCGCTTGCCGACGACGCCACGCTCGGCGAGACGGCCGCTGCGGACGCCCCGCTGGGCCGCGAGGTCGATCCCTCCACCGATGCTCTCGTGAATCCAGACGCCGAAACCGTCGTGGCCGAGACGGAGGCCGGGGAGTTCGGAGAGAGCCGGCTGGAGCGCGGAGACGAGATCCCGACCGAGACCGAGACCGGCGACGTGCGTGAGCCGAGCGGGGAGCCGCTGGGGGACAGCAGTCGCATCGGTCTGGGCGGGGTCACGCGCACCACGCGCAGGGGAGGGCGCCGATGACGACGCGCTGGGGCCCCTACGTGGGTATCGGGGGCTCCGTGTTGCAGAGCGGTGTCGGCGCTCGACCGCGCGGGCGTCTGCCTGCCTACTCGCCGACCTCCGCGCTCTACCGCGCCGTCGTCCTGCACACGTACACGACCGACGATCCGCTCCGCACGTCGAACGGTCGTGAGACAACCTCGCGCCTCGTCGCTGTGGAGTGCGACGTGGTGCTCGTGAAGTCGATGATCCATCTGAAGCGCGTGCCCGTGATGCAACGGAATCACGGGCTGCGGAACCTGCACAACGTCTGGATTCCTCGCCCCTGCACGCGCGTGATCAACGTGGACGGCACCACCGACTCGTCACGCCGCTTGAACCTGACAGCGACGAGCTTGCGCGGCGTGCCCACCGACGAGCCTCCGGTGCCGTTCTCGGACCTCGACGGGGATCAGGTGCTCATCTCCTACGTCGAGGGCGACTCGGAGCGGCCGATGATCGTCGGCGCCTCGACGCACTCCCGCACGCGCAGGCTCGTGGTGTCAGCGACCGGCTGGAGCGAGACGGGAGGAGGCGCCGAGCGCGGGGAGGTCGGCGCGGACGAGTTCTACACGGGGCACCAGGGTTCGGAGTTCCGAATCAACGAGCAGGGCGACGTGCTCATCGACACGGTGGGCGCGACGACCGACGAGGACACCGGGAATCCTACCGCCGATGTCGGGCAGGTTCGCATCCGTGTGAAAGACTCTCGCCGCTTCACCGTCGAGATGGATGGTCTGGACGTGCTGGAGGTCTGGAAGGACGGGTCGCAGGTCCGAATCGATCTCGGCGAAGGCGCGACCGAGCGGCTCGTGCTCGGCGATGCGTTCAAGAGCTACATCGACGGCGAACTGGCGAAGGTGAACACCTTCTGGACGAGCAAGTTCAACACGCACACGCATTCCTACCTCCCAGGCCCGCTCGCGGCGGCGATGACCGCGCCGCCCATCCCCCTCCAGACCGACACGATTGCGGTGATGCCCGACTCCACACTCTCGGATCTCGCGAAGACCAAGAAGACGTGACAGGATTGCCGCCGTGCCCCCCACAAGATCCACCGTCTCGCTGCCCGGCCAGGGAGAGACCTCCGTGGTGGACGCGCGCGCCGGGTTCCAGAACGGCTTCGTGTTCGAAATCTTCGACACCGCGCCGGGGGCAGGCGTTGTCGAGACGTTCGTCTGCGTGTTGAACCCGGCGATGTACACGCTCACGGAGCCCTTCCAGAATGTCCTGACTCCCGCAGAAGACGATTCCATCGTCGCGGAGGAGGTCGGAATCATCCAGCGGCAGATCAGCCTCGGGGGCACCTTCGGCCTCTCAAAGAAGCGCGTGGCCGCTGGATTCGAAGGGCGGCCGGGCAACGGCGCGGAGCTTTCTGGCTCCGAGCACTTCATCAAGCTGCGCCAGTTCTTCCGAAGCTACTCGGACCTGAAGAAGGATCCTGCCCGCGCCGAGACGATCAGGATGCACTTCCACTCGATGCGCGACGAGGATCACTTCATCGTGGTACCCGTCAGCTTCGAAACGCCGCGAGACGCGAAGGGCTCGCGGATGCACTACGAGTACCGAGTCTCGCTCACGGCCATCGCGCGCCTCGACGCATCGTCGCTGCGACAGCGCGCGGACCCGGCGGACTTCAACTCGGCGATCCGCGACATCTCGCGCGCGTTCCACGACGCGCGCGGCTACATCGCCGACGTGACCTCGACCATCACGGAAGTGCGAGCGCGCGTGCAGGGAATCTCCACGATGATTCGCAACGTGGCGTCGCTGCTGACCGGCATAGGGAACGTGTTGCAGGGCGTCACGAGCGCCATCTCCTCGTCGATCGGAACCGCGATCACCACGCTCATCGACGTGGAGCGTACCGGCGAGAGGCTCGCGGAGAGCCTCACGGGCCTCGTGGCCGACGAGGCGAACGGCAACCTCTTCGGCGCGGAGCGGCAGATCCGCAGGCTGGAGTCGGCGCTGAACCGGACGGCGATGTACCCGGAGCGATTCGGCACTTCGCTCGGGACCGAGTACGTGCAGAGCTTCGAAGGCGAGCGCAGGCTCACCGCGCTCGACGTGCGTCGTGGCACAGCCGGCGCCGCTAGGGGGTCGAGCACTCGCGTCACTTACGGCTCGGGCGTCGAGGACGGGCTCGACATCGGTCGCTACGCGGCCACCCGAACCGAGACGGTCACGCGCACGGACACCGTGGACGGGTTCGCCGGTCGCTACGACGTGCCGCCCGAAGCGATCATCCTGCTGAACGATCTGCGCCCCCCGTACATCGCGGAGGGCGGCGGGCCTGGCCTGCTGGCCCCCGGCGACGAGATTCTCATTCCGACGATCGGAGCCGGCGCGGCTCTGCCCGTGAACACGAACGACGCCGTGTACCGCACGGCCGACGACCTGCTCTACGGCGTGGACCTCGCGCTCGACCAGACCGTCCTCGACCGCGAGGGGCTCTTCGAAATCAGGATCGACTCGGCGCATGGCGCGGAGGACGCCGAGATGGTCCGGGGGGTCGCGAACGTGGTGCAGGGCACGCGCATCTCGATCGAGACTGAGCGCGGCTCGACGACGTTCCTGCCGGAGGTCGGAATCCTCCGCAACGTGGGGGTGAAGGGTACGCTCCAGCACGTCCTCCTCGCGGCGCTGCGCGTGCGCGAGGCGATCCTGCTAGACCCTCGCATCGAGAGCATCCAATCCTCCCGCGTCGTGCTCGACGGCGACGTGCTGACGCAGGAGATCACGCCGCTGCTGCGGGGGCGGACGCAGGGTCCGCCGATCGTCATTCCGTTCGCGCGCGCCTCTGGCGGGGGAGCCTGACGTGCCCATTTTCGCACTCCGTAACCGAGTCCAGATTCTCCGCGACATGGTCGCGCGCGTGGTCGCGCGCTCTCCGCTCGCAGGGCTCACGCGGAACTCGGTCGTCTACCATCTGCTCGCAGCCGCCGCGAACGAGGACGCGGAACTCTACCTGCAACTCGCGCGGCTCCGAACGCTCTTCAGCATCGACACGGCGACGGGCTCGGACCTCGACGACCGCGCAGCGGAGATCCAGCCCGCAGTCATCAGGCGACGCACCGCGCTGTACGCCTCTGGGCTCGCGACCTTCTCACGACCCGGCATCGTTGGCGCCGTGCTCATCCCGGCGGGCACGATCATCGCGGGCGCGGACACGCGAGGGCGGATCAAGTTTCGGACGACCGCGCCCGCCACTATCCTCGTGGGGAACACGTTCGTCGCGGGCGTGCCGATCACAGCGCTGGAGGCGGGCGCGCGGTCGAACGTCTCCGCGAACACGATCGTGCAGTTCGTGACCCGCATCGTCGGGGTCACGGGCGTCACGAATCCCTCGCTCCTGTCCACAGGCCAGGACCGCGAGGCCGACTCGGAGTTCCGCGCGCGCTTGAAGGCGTACACGCAGGGTCTCTCGCGGGGCACCCCCACGGCACTGCGCAGCGCAGCGCTTCAAGTGCTGCTCACGACGGGGCAGCGCGTGCTCTTCGCTCAGGTGTTCGAACCGTCGATTCCGAACGGCACCGTGCGCCTCTACATCGAGGACGGCACCGGAGCGATCGAAACCTTCTCGTCCGCGTTCATCGGCACGCCCGACGTGATGCTGCCGGCCGCAGTCGGAGGCGAGAGGGACATCTTCACGACGCAGAGGCCGATTCGCGACGACACCAGCTTCGTGTTCCGCGTGAACGCTCTGGATCAGGTCCGCGACGTGGACTACACGCTGAACGCATCGACGGGGCAGATCACGCTCTCCGCTGCGAGCTTCCCGACCGGGCTCTCACCCGGCGACATCGCCGAAGCGGAATACCGCTTCTACACCGGGTTGATCCAGCAGACGCAGCGCGTGATCAACGGCGACCCTGCGCTCCCGATTCAGTACCCAGGAGTCCGTGCGGCGGGCATCGCCGTCTACGTGCTCCCGCCGCAGACGCTCCTTCAGAGCGTGCAGGCGAACCTCTCGGTGTCGAGCGGCTTCGACGTGACTGCGGTCACCGCAAAGGTGCGCGACGCCATCCAGGGGTACATCAACTCGATCGACATTGGCGAGGACGTGATCGTCGCGGAACTCATCCAGCGCATCATGGACGTGAACGGCATGTTCGACGTGAACCTTCAAGACCTCACGGGCTCCGCGCCCCCGGTGAATCAGGTCGTGACCTCGATGCAGGTCGCGCGAATCAACTCGGTCAACATCGTGCTGACGTAGGAGGCGAACGATGGCCGCGAAGATTGTGATGGACGATGGAGGCGGGCCGGTTGTCGGCTCGATCGAGACGCTCGCCGCGACGCTGACGACGTTGTCGAATCAGAGCGACGTGGGCGTGCTCGGCTGGCAGTGGACGCTGAGAGACAGACCTGCGGGCTCTGCCGCCGCGCTCTCCTCGCTGAACCTGCCTTCCTGCACCATCACGCCGGACCTCCCCGGCTCGTACATGATCGAACTGATCACGTACCTAGATGCCGCGCGCACCGTGTTCGACGGCAGCGACTCGCAGGAGATCGGGATTCGCTTCGTGGGCTCGTTCCCCTGGCGGCTGCCCGCCGCTGGCGAGACGATCCAGTTCGATCCCGCCGCCGGGTGGAAGCCAGAGGTCAACGACATTCTGGATCAGATTCGCACGGCGCTGCTCACGGGCGGCGGCGCGACCAAGTTCCATCTCCGCGCAGGTGACAACGTCACCGTTCTCGCGGATTTTCAGTATCATGCTCACGGGTCCATCATCATCGACGCGGGCGCTTCCTTGACGGCCGACCCCGGTGCTCAGATCGTAGTCATTCCGTAGGAGACACACATGGCAATCGCGGGCGACCTCATTCTCGGCGAAGGCACGGTTCCGGCATGGCTCGGCGCAGGGAAGGGCCAGGTGTTCTTCGACTCGGCGGACGGCCAGTTCTACGCCCGGCGCTCGGACACGGGGGCCATCGTGGGGCCCATCGGCACGGGCGGCGGCGGTTCGCCGGCTGGGCCGCTCCAGGCGGTCTACCTGGCAGCCGCGCCCCGAGGGAACGACGGCACAGGGACGCGGGGAGATCCCACCCTGCCCTTCTTGACGCTGAAAGCGGCCATCGCCGCCTGTCAGAGCGGGGACGTGCTCTACATCGGGCCGGGCACCTTCCCCATCACGGCAGCCATCGACGTGCCGGTTTGGCCTTTGGGGCTCGACGCGCTGTCCATCGTCGGCAGCGGGCGCGGAGTCACCATCCTTTCGATGTTCGGCGCTCCTGTCGCGGGGATGCACCTCATCAACCCGGTGCCCACCGCCTTCTATTTGGAGGTCGCCGACCTGACGGCGCAGACGGGTTTCGGTGCGGCGGGCTCGCACGTCATCAACGCGGACGGCAGCGGGGGTGGCGGCAGCTTCATGGACCCCTTCACTGGGGGCGGTCTGTTCCTGCGGAACGTGATCCTCTCGGCGTCTGGAGGAGGTGGGGCCCATGCCCTCCACGCGCGGTTCTGCGCGGCCATCTTCATCGACGGGTTCCTCTCGCTGACCGGCGAGACGCACTTCCTGACGAGCAACGTCATCATGTGCAGCAACGCCAGGTTCTTCGCCACCAACATCTTCTGGGACGACGACGACGTGGACCGGCCGAGCATCGGGCGTGCCGGAAGCGACTTCGACGCCACCTCCTTCGGCGCGGCTCTGGTCATCGGAGGTCAGGCGGACGTGGTAGCGTCCGAATCCTGCAAGGCCAGCCTGCTGACGACCGGCGCTTCTCTCTCGCAGGCCCCTGTCTCGCTGGAGGTGCCCCGCTTGGAGTACCGGGGGTCGGTGACCGGGAACGTCGTCTTTGACGGCGTATCCTCCTGGCCGGACGCCACAGTGAACATGTCTATCAACTTCTCGGGGATGCGCTGTAGCGGCACCTTCGCCATCCGAAAGGCCGGCACGGTCAATCCGGCCAACCCGGTCCAGATGCGCGGAGCGTTCGTGCAGGGGGCGCTGACGGCGCGGCAGGGCATGGACGTGACCGCTCACGGTGCCCTCATGGGGACCGCGCTGTTCGCGACCCCTGACCCCACCGGGTCCATCACGCCCTCTCAGTGGGTGGGCGTCGGCTTTGTCGCCGTGGGGCCGGGCCCCACGGTCGTCCCGTTCGGCTTCCGAGCGCAGGCAGCCCCGATCACGGCGCTGGCCGGGGCGAACGCGCTGGGGGCCCCCGTCGCAGTCACCGCGATGACGCCAACGGACGTGACGGTGGATATCACGCTGGCGGGCAGCGCGAGCATCGTGGCGCGCTGGATCTGACGAGTGCCGTGGGGTACTTCACCGTGGGGAATCTCTCCGTGGGGCACGGGTAACGTCGCGCCTGCGCCGGGGCTCTCGGCCGTGTCGAGCCCCTTCGGTACGGGCCCTCTCGGAGGCAAGCTCGTGGAGATACGCGGAGGCACGGTCATCGGCATCGTCGGCACGGACTTTTTCGCGCCCGTCACGATCGACGTGCTCATCGGCGGCGGCCCGTTCGTCTCGGTCGGACGCTGCTTCGTCTGGGACTACGAGTTCGACCTGAAGAACAACCGAATCTTCGCGGGCACCCCTGCGCTCGCGGCCGGGCTCTACCATCTTCAGGTCACGACCGATGGCGGGCCGAGCGCTGTGCTCTTGAACGCTCTGGAGTACGTGCCCTTCGCCGAAGAAATGAAGGTGCAGCGCGCGCGCCGCTCGTTCGCTCCTGTGTGGAAGACGGGCCCGCGCGTGCTCGTCACGAACGAGCCGGGAGACTGACGTGGGGCTTCTGCGCGCAATCCTCGACGCGATTCACGGCGAGGACGAGAAGATCGGCGGGCAGGCGCTCTCACGCCTGACGGTGCCGCTCACGCCGACCGCTGTCTCGATGACGATCGAGACGACGTATGGATTCGGCGAGTACAACGACGGGGTCGGCGATGGCCGCGTGCTCGTGAACGGCGAGGTCATCAACTTCACCGCGCGCACGCCCGTGAACTTCACCGGGCTCACGCGCGGCGTGCTGGCCTCGACGCCGCGCCTCTCGCCGGCAAGCACGCTGGTCTACGACCTCTCGGGGAACCGGAGCGCGATCGACCTCGTGCGTCGAGGGCTGCTCGTGGACTTCGCGATCGGTACCGATCTCGACGTGATCGCGCGGAACCTTGGCCTCGCGAAGTGCCCCGGCCTCACCGACGCGCAGTGGCGCGCCGTGATCAAAGCGACGGCGTACCTCGCGAAGCAGCCGATGGATGCGTTCCGGCAGGCGCTCGACGCTCTCGTGGGTGTCGGCGGGTACACGCTGCGCGAGGACGTAATCAGCGAGCCGTGGAAGGTGTTCGTCGCGGTCGCGATTATCCTCGCGACCTCGCTGCGCGGGAGATTCGTTCTGAACGGTGGCGAGCCTGCTGTCGCCAACGGCGCCGGCACCACCGTCACCGTCGCGAACACGATCCTGCATGTGCTCGGCGTGTTCGACGACACGCCCGTGACGCGACGAGGCGAGCGGCTCGGCCTCACGAACTACTTGAACCCTGGAGGCACGTTTCTCGGGAGCGTCATCACGCTCGGGACGCCAACGGCAGCGGCGGCGCCTGTCATCGTGGACTACGGCGCGTGGAAGGCGCACTACCTGGCGCCGAGCGAGGTCGTGCTCGACGATGCGGATTTCTACGCCTACCTTGCTGACCCGCTGCTCACGGCGCGGTGCCTCGTCGATCACGTTCGCGCTGCGGGTATCCGAGTAGAGGTCGGCGCGCTACTCTAGGGAGCAAGACCATGCGGATCGTACAGTGGGCGGCACAGGAGCGAGTCGATCAGCCGGACATCACGGCGATGTCCTTCCTCGCGCTTGGGGAGTTCCGGCGGCTCACGCGCGCGCTGCTCGTTGGCGAGGACGTAGTCAGGATCGTGCGCGGCTTCGCGGTCGAGGCGGCTGCGGTCCCAGATGCCACCGTCCTCATCAAGCTCGACCCTGGCTTCGGCCAGGCGCTCTCGGTCGCGCTTGGCGCAGAGGACGTGGGGACTCTCGACTACGGGCAACTGATCGGCGACCGCGATTCCAACTTCGCGACCGAGGGGAACGCGCAGCAGATTCTCGACTTCACCGGGCAGCCGGTCGGCCCGTACACCGTCGAGATGCAGTTTGTGTACGCCACGGGCGCGAACGACAACCGCGCGTTCTGGAACCCCGCAGGCAACGTCGAGTTCGTCGCTGCGACCGACACGAGGTTCCTGCCGACGTGGGTCGCGCGGCGCGTTCCCGGCGTGCCCTCCGGGGGCGAGTGGATTCCGCTCGCCACCGTCGTGTGGGGCGGCGCCATCGTGAACCCGGTGGACATCACCGACATCCGCACGTTCGTGTTCGAAGGCGCGGCTCCTTGGCGCACGGCCACGCAAGGCGGCGCGGGCGGGATGCCGGACTTCTCGCGCTCGCAGGCGCGCGGCGCTCTCTCCGTCGAGAGGAACGAGGTCTACCGCGTGCTCCGCGCGCTCGGCCGCCAGGTGCAGGACATCAAGGGCGCGAGCGACGCGAACTTCTTCGACTGGTACAGCCGACCGTTCGCTCCGTGGGATCCGTCGCTCTCTCGGCCGCTGAACACGAAGAACCTCCGCTCGATCGACACGGTGACGTACACGCTCGGCGACGGCGTCACGTCATGGGGCGACTTCAACGGCGTCACGGCGCTCGACGACTGCCTCGTGCATCTCACCGGGATGGCGGCAGCGAACCTGCCGGAGCGCGTGGAGATCGTCGTCAAGCACGGCGCTGCGGCGTACACATGGACGACGCCGATCGTGCTCGCGCCCGCCGCCGGTCGTCGGCTGCAAATCGTGATGCGCGCGGGCTCGACGGGGCTCGACACACCGGCCTTCCCTCCGCAGGAGAAGCCGTTCATCGACGGGACCGGCATCGCAGCCGGCGCCACGAACCTCCTGCTCACCGGGCAGCTTGAAATCCACGGGCTCGCGATCTTCGGCAAGACGGGCGCCGGGAACACGATCTTCAACACGACGGATACGTTCGTCGCGGACGACTGCAACCTCGTAGTCGGGGGCCCTGACGTGGCGCAGGGCTACCTCGTGAAGTGCGCTGCCGTGGGCGCCCTCCTTGGTCCGTCGCGAATCACGAACTGCCTTCTCCAGGGGCGCGTGCAGATGTCCAACTTGGGCGCGGGCGGCGGCCTCGTGCCCGTAGCGTTCACCCGCCCCACGATCGACAACTGCTGGTGGACCGACGCGCAGCTTCGTCTGATCCCCGACGCGGCAAGCGCGAATCCTGACTCGGCGACGACGTTCCTGCTCCGCAACTGCGTGATCGCGGGGCGCACCGCCTCGCTCTACACCGGCTCCTTCGCGGTGATCGACGCGCGCTGCGCGGACGGGCTGACGGTGACCGGCTGCCGGTTCTCGTGGCTCGGAGACGAGAACTGCATCGACGGGCGCGCCTACGTCGGAGCCTCGCCGAAGAACTGGCTCATCGAGGACTGCGCGTTCGATTCCGCCACGCCGGGCACGCACGCGGTCGGCGCGGGCGGCTCCGGCGCGCAGGGCACCGGCTGGGCGATCTCGCTCGGGCAGACCGGCCGGACGAAGGGCATGAGGCTGCGCGGGCTCCGCATCGCGATGACCGGCGTGATCGACTCGGGCGGCGTGCGTCTCTACGGCGCCGAGGACTTCCGGCTCGACGACATCACCTTCGACGGCAACTCGCACGGCGGGGGCGGCGCAGACTCGTGGGCGGGCGTGCTGTGCGTAGGCAACGGCCTGTTTCAGATTTGTGAGAGCGGATCGATCCGTGGTGTTCACTACCTGAACGGGGCGAGCGCGCGGATGCGTGTGATCAATCTCGACTTCGCGAAGGACGTGGAGGTCAGCGGGGGCAACTTCGCGGGCACTGCCGCTCTCAGCGCCCTCTTCGGAGCCATCCGCACGGGGTCGGGCTGTCAGGATCTTCGGATTCTCGGCTGCCACTTCGACCTGTTCGGAACGAACACGGTGAACAACCGCACGATCCTCGTGGACGGCTCAGTCAACGGTCTGCGCGTGGACGGCTGCATGTTCCGCGACTGCGGCGGCTTCGTGATCGTGCGAACGCTGGGCTCCCCTACGGACGTGAGCTTCAACAACAACACGGTCTCGGTGGACCCCGCGCTCGCACAGGGCGAGGGCGCCAGCCTCGCGAGCATGTCGAACGTGCAGGCAGTCGGGAACACGTTCATCGGGCAGGGCCCGGCGCTGCCCCGCGCTGTGATCGTGGATTCGAACGAGTTCCTCGTGATGGCGAACCGCGCGCACCAGTGGGACTTCCAGAACGTCGGCGGCGCATTCACCGGCATCGGCTTCGCGGACATCACGCTGAACCTCTTCGCCAACTACATTCCCTGATCGGAGGCGCGCCATGCAGTTCTGGTACGACATTCTCGTGAGCCCGACGATCGTGATCACCGCGCTGATCATCGGCACCTTCGGTGAGATCACGAAGCGCCTCGTGAGCGCGAAGGCCGGCGACAAGGGCTGGCGCGGCGTCTGGTACGTCACGCTGCCGGCGCACCCGGTGATAATCGGGCTGCTGCTCGGGCTGATCCCGTGGCTCCCCGTGCCCGAGGCATTGACGAAGGAGGGCTACGAGTTCGCTGGGAGGCTCGGCACCTACGCGCTCGCGGGCGTCGTCTGCAAGCTCGGCTACGACACGATCATCTCGACGATGCGGAGACAGATCGGGCAGGGCGCCGCGCGCGCGGCGACGATTGCGCCGCCGCCGCCTGGCGCCCCGGAGTCGTGATGCCGGCAGAGGAGCGTGGCGAACTCCGCGCGACGTGGCTCGCGGGAGGAGTCACTGCCGCGATTCTCTTCATCGTGGTCGCGTTCTACATCGGGCGCGGGTGCGAGCAGGCTCCACAGCCTGTGGACGACCTGGGGATCGACGCGGGGCCGGGGGAGGCGGCGATCCTCGCCGACCTCGACGCTGCGCTTCGCCACGCCGAGGTCGAGCTTGCGCGCATCGAGCGCGAGCACGCGGCTGACATCGCCGCCTTCGAAGCCGGGCAGGAGGCGAAGTACGAGGAGATTCGATCCCACGGTCCCGAGGTCGTCGCCGCCTGGTTCACCGACTTCAATCGACGCCTGCGCGACGCGGGGCTCCCCCGGTGAGGAGCTTCTGGGCTGCCGTTCTGGGCGCGACGGTCGCGCTCCTCCCCCTGGCGCAGGCCAGCGCGCAGGACGGCAGCCTAGAGGCCCCTCCGGCAGCGGGGGAGCCGGCGAGCACAGAGCCCGAGGGCGCCGTCGCCTTCGTACTGGAGGGTGGCCGGGCGCCGTTCTCGGGCTTCCTGATCGAGGGGGAGGATCTCGCCCGCTGGCGGTTCCGCATCGAGACGCTGGAGTACCGGCTGGACGCGGACGCCCGCGCTGCGGCGGCTCGTGTGGAGGTGCTGCTGGAGGCCGAGCGCGCCCGCACCCACGCGGCCGAGGAGCGCCTGACGCTGCGGGAAACCCTCTGGACCGCCCGCGTCGAGGAACTCGCTGCGACCCTCGCGGAGGCCCGGCGCGCAGCCGAGAGGCAGTGGTACGAGTCCGAGGCCCTGTGGTTCGCGGTGGGCGCCGTCGTTGCCGTCGCCGCTGTAATAGGGGTCGGCGCGGCCCTGAACTGAGACCTCCACAAGACGAAGACGCTGACAGCCGGCCGGACCTGACAGATAATCGGCCGGAAGGCAAAATGGGGGGTCAGAATCCGCTCGGGACGACGGACACACGCCCCCCATTTAGCGCTCCGCGCTGGATCCTGTGGCGAGGGCCGAAGGCCCGAGGCACAGGATCGCTCTTCTCCGTAGGGAGAAGATTCGGAGGGGGCTAGGTCGGGGAGACGAGACGCCGGTTCGGCACGGCCGGTCCAGAGCCCCAACGGTCGCGACGAGGTGCGCTCGCGCTGGGGTTCGGAATCGGGCCGCGCGGTCGCCGGCTATACGAGTCAGGGAAGGGGGGTAGACCCACAGCAGAGTGGGGGGCGTCCGATGCTGCGCACCTCTCGGTGCGGAGCTTTCCCTCTTGCGAGGGGTCAGGTGCCTTCCTGACGACGGTTCGGATCGATCCGGTGTGGCGGGGGGCCTCTGCTGCCGCTCTCGACCGCAACCCCCCGCTCGACCGAGAAGCGGTCCAGGGGACGCCGGGTGCTACTCCGGCGTGCGCGGACAGAGCCATCTCTGCGGGCTGTGGTTCGCTTCGCTTCGTCGCGTGCAAGATCCCCCTCCGTCCGTGGTTGCGGCTGTACAGGGTCGCTGCCTGTTCCAAGCCTCGACACGCATCCGGCGTGCGCGGTCCAGCCGGAGAAGTCCGGTGGTCGCTCGGCCTGCAACAGCGCGAGCGAGCCGCCATCCTGCTCGCGGAGGCCGAGGCGCGCAAGGAGGACAACCCGTTATCGCGCTGTCCCCCTGAACGTCTCGGCAGTGAGGACAGACCGTTCTCGCGCTGTCCCCAGGTCGTTGCGACCAACGCGCGCGTCGTCTACATTTACCGAGTTCCAAGCCGATCCGCCCTGCTGCAACCAGGGTCCGGGTCACAACGAGGCCCCGACATCCGAAAGGAAGCGGGGCTTCGTCGTAATCGGGTATGGGGCAGGGGTGCGGCTCTACGTTGGGAACTCGTGGACGGAGATCGCGAACGCCTCGCCGTCGTTCGCCGACGCGCTCACCACGCACCTCGCCGTCTCGCTCGGTTCCGATCCTTCCAGCGCGATCAAGGTCGGCACGCGCTTCGGAAGAATCTTCTGGGGGCCGGGCTCTGCGGGTCAGCGCGAGATGTGGGGCTCGCTCGTCCACGAGGGACGGCGCGTCGCTTCGGGGCTCGTGCCGTGGGTCGAGGCTCTCGCTCTGCACTACCGAGAGCCGTGCGAGACGATGGAGTGCCGTGCGCGCCCGCCCGAGGAGCTTCCGCTTCACTGCGTCAGCGGCGTGCGATGGCGCCCCTACCAAGACGCAGTGCAGAAGGCGATCCTGACACACGACCGTGGCGTCGTGGATGCCCCGCCTCGCAGCGGCAAGACGCTCATGGCCGCGCGCGCGTTCGACATCATCGCGCAGCCGTGCCTCTGGCTCGCGCCGAGCATCGCGATCGTGCAGCAGACCTACGACGTGCTCGTGCGCCACTTCGGCGAGGGCTACGTCGCGCGCCTCGACTCGGAGGCGTCGCGCGGGCAGCGCGACATCGAGCGCCCGCTCGTGGTCGCGACGATTGCGAGCGCGCTCGCGCAGGAGCCCGCGTGGTTCAAGACGCGCCGGATGCTCGTGATCGACGAGTTCCATCACGCGGCGGCAGAATCCTATCACCGGCTGAACGCGCTCTGCGAGCACGTCTACTACCGGCTCATGTGGACGGGCACGCACTTCAGGACCGGCGAGGACGCGCTCGCGATGCACGCGGTCTGCTCGACGGTGCTGCACTCGATCAAGTTCGCGGACCTCGTCGCCGAGGGCTTCCTCGCGCCGGCTCGCGTCGTGTTCGTGCCCGTGCGTGGTCCTACGCCGGTCATTCGCGATGCCGGCTGGATGGCCGTGTACCAAGACGCGCTCGTCGGCTGGGAGCCCCGGAACAACGTGGCGGCGCACATCGCGCGCACGCTCGACATGAACGGAATCCCCTCGCTCGTGCTCACCCGGAGGCGCGCGCACGCGCAGGCCCTCTCCGCGATGATCCCCGGCTCGCAGGTTGTGATGGGCGGCGACGGCGCGCTCTCGTCGCGCGCGATTGCTGACTTCAACGCGGGCGTGCTGAACGTGCTCGTCGGGACACAGGTCATCGGCGAGGGCGTGGACGTTCCGCGAGCCGCCGCTCTCGTCTACGCTGCGGGCGGCAACGAGGGGGTCCAGCAGATGCAGAGCTACTTCCGCCCGCTCACCGCTCACGCGGGCAAGAGCGTGGGGCTGATCTACGACTTCATCGATCGGCAGCACCGCTCGCTGCACGAGCACGCGCGCGCACGCGCCAGAATCGCAGAGGCGATCCTTGGGGAACGCTCCGTCGTGAGGCTCTGAATGACCGAGGCCGAAGCGCTCGACCGCTACCGCGCGCTCCTCTCGGAGCACGGGATCGACGTGCGTCGCATGTCGAGCAAGGCGAACGTCGAGAAGGCGCGCGCGTACCTCGCGTGGTGCGACGCGAGAGAGATCGACCCATCGCTCTACATGCGCTGGCGCGTCACCGTCGAGGTCGAGCGACGCGGCACGCCGCCCGGCTTCAAGTCGCTCACAAGCGACGACCTGGGGAGTGAGTACCTGCGCACTGGCGCGGGCGCATCGCTCGCCGTGTACGAGTCGTCGCTGAAGCCCGTCTACGATCTCGTCGGGCGCGCGAACGCGCGGCTCTACACGCTCGTGCGCGATGCGATGCAGCCGCCGACTCCCTACGAGGAGCACTTCCGCGCGCAGCGCGCAGCGGCAGGCCAGTCGTCGCTCTGCCGCATCGAGAAGAACCGCGCCGGGCTCGGCTTCGATCCGAGGTCGCCGACGTGCTGCTCATGCTCCGAGCGCATCGGGTGTGTGGCGGACGTGCGCGCGGACGAGGGATTCGACATCGCACTGCTTCGCCGAGGAGAGTTCGGTGCCCTCTCCGAGCCGGCGCGCACCATCGCCGTCCACAGCACCGACCTGCACACCTTCGTGAGGAAGCCTTGACCTCGCTCTCCGAGTACGGAATCCCGTTCCAGCGCGCCATCGTTCGGCTCGCGATGGTGGACGATGCGTTCGCCTACCGCGCGGTGAAGCACATCGAGCCCGGCTACTTCAGCGTCGAGCCTCTCGGCTGGCTCTGGACCGGAATCCGCTCCCACGTCGAGACGTACCGGACGCCACCGAGCGACATCGTGCTCGGTCAGTGGCTCCGCACGCTCGCGACCGAGAAGCACGGCACCTACGTGCCCGAGGTCAGCGCGGTGCTCGCGCTCGACTGCGTGCGCGACGCCGAGTGGGTGAAGGCGCAGCTTCGCGAGTTCCTCCGGCGCAACATCTTCGCGACCGCGCATCGGGAGAGCGCATCGCTCTTCAACGAGAACGAGTTCGACGAGGCGTATGGCGTCATGGCGAAGGCGCACGACGCGATCCAGACGCTCGATTTCGAAGGCGTCGATCGGCAGTGGTTTTTCGAAGAGGCCGACGTGAGGCAGGCGCGTCGTGTCGCGTCGTCGCTCGCGTTCGACTCGACCTTCAGCACGGGGATTCGCGACCTCGACCGTCGCACCGATGGCGGCGTGAAGCCCGGCGAGGTCTGGTGCGTGTTCGCCTATGCGAAGCGGTGCAAGACGACGTGGATGCTGAATCAGGTCTACGGCGCGACGCACGTCCATCGCGCGCCCGTGCTCGTGATCAACTTGGAGGGGAAGGGCTCGCAGTGGAGCGACAAGCTCGACTCGTGCTTCAGCGCGGAGCTTTACGCGAACGTGAAGCGCGGGAACATCGACGCGCGCAGCTACCGCGAGATGCACGGCGAGTACCTGTCGCTCCGGCGCCTCTGCGTGATCCGCACTCGCAACGAGTGGGACACGAACATTCTCGACATCGAGAACGAGGTTCGGGAGCTTCGCTCGCAGGGATTCCGACCGAAGCTGCTCGTGCTCGACTACATGGATCTCGGCCGTTCGCGGGACAAGCAAGACAGCGAGACGGGGCATCAGGTCGCGTTCGCGCGCGACTTCAAGCGCTTCTGCGTGAACGAGGATTTGGCCGCGTGGAGCGCGTGGCAGGCGCAGCGTCCGAAGGCGGACGCGAGCACGCGCGAGCATGTACTCACGTCCGCAGCGGTCGCCGACGCTTACGCGAAGGTGCGAATCGTGGACGCATGGGGCTCGCTGAACGCGACCGACGAGGAGATGAAGAAGAACGAGATGCGCGTCTATTGGGAGGGGCACCGAGACGCGCCCGTGGGCGAGACCTACTGGATCACGAACGACCTCTCGCGGATGCGGATGGTGACGGCGAGCGGCGTCGGCACCGATCCGAGCAAGATGGGAACGCCGTGACGCAGCCGAGGATCACGATCGGGCCGGGCGAGGAGCGGGAGTGTGGAGTCGCATTCGAGAAGTCGTTCCACAACCTGCTGTCCGCGACGATGGAGCACGGAAAGATGATGGACGGGG